AATGATATTCAGTCCATGTTGAGTAAAATGGGCATGTCTGGTATGGGTGGAAAAGGTGCTAAGATGAACATGGGAGCCATGGAGGCACAAATGGAGAGAAATATGAAGGCGGCAAAAATGAGGGAGCGAATGAAAGCAAAGACTGTAGCAAAAGCAACAACAAACTTAAAAAAAGAAGAACAAGTTTTTAGTACAGGGGAGACTGTAGAGAGAACTCCGAAGGATCAAATACCTTTGGCTGACCCTACCGCAAGCAGCAGCAGCAGCAGCACTACAAAGGCAAATAAGAAGAAGAAGAAGAATAAAAAATAAGTTTTCTAAATAAGAACTTTCTTTGATTTTTTAAATTAGTGTTTGGATAAAATCTTTTTTTTAAAGACTTTATATAATATATATAATGGCGTATTCAGTTGTTTTTTTTGCTGACCCCACAATTTTATTAAAAAAAGAACATATATTTGAATTATGGCCAACTTCAGAGATGAATTATGAAGAAAAAATAAATGCAATGGCGAGATTAATTATTTTTTTATCCGTTTTAGGATACATTTTAACTTCGTCTTTGAAAATTCTTTTTACGGGTGGTTTGACTCTTTTAGTTATTTTTGTCATGGTTAAAATGAATAAACAAAAGCTCACTAAGGATTACATGAATGAAGCTTTTACAATGATTGATGAAGAAGATAAACGTGCGGTCACTACTAATTTTACTGCTACTACTGCTACCACTACTACCAACCCCGCCACATTAGAAACGATATTAAAATCTGAATTTAAAGCAGGTAGTAAAAAAAATCCATTTAGCAACGTATTGTTAACCGACATTATGGATGATCCGGATAGAAAAGCTGCACAGCCAAGTTTTAATCCCGAAGTAGATGAACAAATAACAAAAGATATAAAAAAATCTGTTCAGTTTATGAATCCTGATATTAAAAACACAAGCAAGCAATTGTTTGGAGACTTGTACCAGGATTTTAATCTTGATCAATCAAATCGCGTCTTTTTTAGCACCGCAAACACTCGGGTTAACTCGGACCAGTCTGCCTTTGGTAAATTCTTGTACGGAGATATGCCTAGTGCCAAAGAATCCACTCCTGAAGGGAACTTACAGAGGGAGAAGGATTCTCTCCGATATAATTTGTATTAAATAGAATAAAATAGTTTCTTTAGAAAAATTTATTCTATTTCATATACATATATAATATAATCATGGCAAACATTTCTTCTTATACATTTGAAAATATGTCTCGAATTGGAAATGACAGTTGTTATCTGGACCAAACCACTATACAAAACATGGGACACGCAAATTATATGCTCCAGAACTTTTTTGCCTCAGACTGTAGCATGAAAAAGCCCATAGAATTGGCTACCACTCAACCAGGAGTATTTTATAATGGAGGGTTCAGTATGGGCTCCGGTGGTTGTAACGTAGACGATTCTTCTAGGCTACAAATTGGAACTATTCAAACACATCCTAAATGCCGAATTGACTTGTTTCATCGACCTTTTGCCACCGTTCCTTTTTTAGGCAGAGGCTCTGTAAATCCAGCCATGGAAGCACAAATACAACAGGGCGAATCTCTTGTGAACAAGCGAAGCGTTAACAACTTAAGCGAGAAAAGTTACGTCAAATACTCACAAACTCCTTTGCTTCCAAGTGTGAAAGAACAAATGACAAATCCTGCGAACTTTGTGGAAGGAGTGGCTTCTCAAGGGTGGATTCGTGGCGGGGTGCCTTCACGCGAGCTGACTCGAGATAAAGAGTATTTTACATCGCAGAGTACTTCGAAATATAATTAAAAGATATTCACATTATAAGTAATTAAATATATAAATTATTGTTTAAACAAAGAATCATATGAACAATAATTTATACAACACTTCCTATGACTGTCAGTACATGAGTACCACCTTATTTCAAGACTGGGAATTACAAATCCTTAGCAAGGACGAACAATTATTTGTTAGAAATTTGATTTACAAACAGGATATGTTGAGTCTTTTTTTTCAAGAAGATACTGAATTCTACGACGAGGCGATTCAAGAGTCGATGGATAAATTATACCAAAAAATAATGGACGCGAATGTAGCCGAATTAAATGCATGCATGACAAAACTAGCGAATAAGTTATTAAGCTCGCAGTTACAGTTAGGACTTGTCTTGTTATACTCGTACGACTATTTATATTTAACGCATCCATGCATTTGCGAATTATTGGAAACAAATTGTATTGAGAAGACAAAACCTTTGTTGGAAGAATTAGTCAAATTAGTATCATAGACTATTTATTTATTAGAATGGGATTTCTGAATTAATTATTTTGTACTTTATATAATATATATAACTTAATACAAAACGAAAATGGCTTCTACTAGAAATAAAAACACAATTGGAAATTATAATTTAAAACAGAGAGAATATTCCGACCAAAGTGGTTACACGTTGTATCCCAACTCGCAATACGGGACGGCTTATGAGACTCGAATGGCGGGAAATGGTTTAAACCCGGCACAAATACCGTGGACTCAACTATCACACAACGCACCAGATATCGAGTCCTTTCTTTTTGGAATAAACTCTACAAATTTAGTTAACCCTGCACCAGTTTTTGTACCACAATTAGCTAGCAATGAGTATTTTAATATTTATGATAAAAAGCCAACGCTAATTCCAGAACCTCTGGCGGTTGAAAGAAGTCAACGACCTTTACCATCATAAGAAAAAGGATAAAAAAGATAAGAAAGACAAAAAATATTTATATTTTATATTTTAATAAGATCAGACAAATAATTACTCATTAACAAATCATAAGAACCAAATTGCGATTCACATATTTTCTTGCTGAAAAATTCAGCTGCCTGTAGTGTTTTGTTCTCGGGCGAGTTCAGATTTTTAACAATGTTTAGCGTGTTTATATAATTGGTATGCTCACATATGTAGTTTGTCATGAATAAATCATAACACCCGAACTGTAATTCACAGACTTTGCTATTGAAAAACTCGGCCGCCAAGAGATCTCGGTCTTCAGATAAATTCTTCTTTCTAAGATTCTGCTTTCTTTTAAAGCAAACTGAATTGTCATGTCCTGTTCGGTAACATTCAAGACAATATTTTTTTAAATATTGTCTTGGCTTTTTGTATTTTTTATTTTGTTCCATTTCATCAAAAAATGTTTTTTTCAGTGGCACAAATACTTTTATATTTCTCTCTCATTGGGCGAGAGACTTTTATCAACGACGGTCAAATCAAATAATGTTGGCCATGAATTTAAGCCATAAGTTTTATATTTTTTTATATGAGAGCAAACATTCCCGAACAGAATCTTTTATATTTTTAACAGTTGGAAATAATGTTTCTAATTTAGTTGTATCTAAATAATTATTAGAACGTTTTGAACTTAATATTTTATTTTGTTCCGATACGGTAAAATTTTTCCACTCAAAAACGGGATCCACTATTTCTTTGTACATTTCTAAAATTTCATTATGTGTTATTAACCCTGGATTTGTTAAATTTACGGTTCCGACCGTTTTTTCACACATCATGGATACTGCGAATGGTATTAATTCCGGTAATACTGTCATGGAGTTTGGAATGGAACAAATTTTCTCATAATTTGTAATTTTTGTAATAAAATTCCGTGAATTATCTTCCGAATTTATTGGCATTCGAATTCTTAAATTTAATGTATTCGGAAACAGGTGCATCATTTGATCCGTAAATCCTTTTACTATGGAATACGACGACCCGTAAAAATTAGGTAATGATTCTTCCGTAAATCCATTGTCTTCCTTCCCAAATTCATGACTATCATCGTATTCAAAAATACAACCAGTACCTAAATAGGTAAAGTGAATGTTTTTTCGTTCACAAATTAACGCCAAAACAAATGGTGAAAATAAATTGTCTCTAATATTTTCCTTTAATTTACCTTCTTCCTCTAAATAATCTATGGTTGTTATAATTCTATCACCAATTTTTCCATGAGTACGTCCTATCAAAGACAAAACATGAGTTGGTTTAATAATTGAAATTTCATTCTCAATATCTGCGTTATTATCTACTCTTGATTTACCTTTTACGTAAGGAATATCATTACTACTTAAATATTGAATTACTTGACCTCCAATCCAACCATGGGAACCATAAATTAAAATATTCATAATTAAAACTATATATAAATATATATTTATTTACTATATTTATATACTATATTTATATTTATATATATAGTATCATTTACTTAAAATTCAATAATAAAAGCTTTATAAGTGTACTTTTTAATACTCTGGTGCCCATTTGGAGAATAATACTCCATCTCTAGCTCGGCTTTCGTTAATGCCCTTGATCGCGTTCGTAATAATCGCAGGATTCTGATTGTCACAGTTTGTTTGCCAAATTTTTAAAATACAAAATCCTCTTTTAGGAGCCAAACTTGCTCCATTGACACAACTAATAAATGATTTCTGTAAACTGATTGTGTTTCCAACCAAGGAATACACAACCTCGCGCCAAGTTATTGGAACATCTGCGTTTGGAACCTTATAAGATATAAAGCCACCATTTCGGTTCTTAGGATCTTCCCAAATAGGCATAATTCCTTTACGCATTATAAAAAGAGATGAATTGATGACTAATTTCACAGGAAGCGACTCTAACGTAGTTATGGTTTGCTCGACAAACTTCAAGCAACCGATTTGAACATAACTGCTTGGGCTCCAATCCGCAATAGGCGGATGATACCACAAAATCCACTCCTCGGATAAGGCGTGAAAATGCGACTCTTCGTCCCGTGCTTCATTTGTTGCCATGCTATTTTTATATTAAAATAAATTATCTAAATTGTTTTTTCTGTAAATAATGATTTTGGACACAAAAATAATGGGAGTTTATTTATTTGGGAGAATATCATAGCCATTTTTTGTAATAAAAATGGAATTTGTTTCGTCCGTCTCTTTTATGTCTATATTGGAGTCAATTATTTTTAATTTGTACCCCTTCTTAAGCTGACTTTTGTTTTTACAAAAATCCGGATAATGCTTCATAATAAAAAACAAAATAAATTTATTGTCAAAACAATTACCCACTATATAATAATTCGTCTGATCATTATTAAATTGAACAGATATTGTCTGATTTTCTACGGTTATCTCTACCATGATGAATTTTTCATTAGAAACCTCATAAGTCATCGGTTCACCAACTTGTCTTGTGGTTCGAATAATTTTGTTTGTTATTGTACTTGTCACGTCGGAATACAACACAAAGTCATACTCTTCTGAGGCGTATTCTTCTGTTACCACACCATTTTGAATGTACTCGCAAATAAGACAATTTTCGTTTTTATTAAATGGTTTAGTGTAATCTGCTAATAATTTCAATTTAGGTTTACAAAATAACTCAACTTTTGTATAACAATAAATACAATAATACGAGAATTGAATTAATAATAACCACCCAAAACTTAGTAATTTATTAAAAAAATAATT